CTATGTGGATTTTTTTGCATTTAATCACCTCTTTTCTTTTATTATACCACATTTCTTATGATGTGAACACACATTTAATAAGATAACTAACTTTTTTTTATTTCATAAATCTTCCAACACGCTCTGCTAAATCTTCTATTAAATAACCTATTACAGTTATTATTATTAAACACGTTCCTATTTTTAAGAACATTATTTATTCACCTCTTTCATTGCTCTATCGTAATTCATAGGTTTAATTATTACTTCTATACGTGGATTTTCTCTATCTAAACCTACGAATTTATCTTGTACTAACACCCATCTATCATCTTTAAAGACGATTTGTTCAAGACTGTCCATAACTATTTTATGCATATTATGACAATCCCTTCTTCGCAAATCAGCGAAATAGTACTTTAACTCTACTATTAACCATACTCCTTCTTCTTCCACTTTATACTTTTGTTTACGTATAGCAGACGAGGCAATTAAGCCTACGTCTTGCATATATTTTATACCTTTTTTTGTCATGAAACGTTTACCACGTCTAAAAGAATATAAGTGGTTGACAGAAACAGCAAGTGGTAATGTAAGTTGTAATTTTTGTCTAGGGTGTTTTGGTCGTTTTCTCACTAAATCACTTGGTTGTTCTTTTGTCATAATTATTAACCTTCCATTGATATGTCTATATTTTCTATTTTTGCACGTTCTGCTAATATATTTCTGTATGCCTCCATATATACTAATTGAGTATGTAATATTTCATATGAACAGTTAGGTTTAAAATCTAGTGTACCTGATTTATATTTATCTAACATATTTTGTAAACCTTGTATTCTTATGTTTAATTGATAGTATTCAGCACGAAATCTATCTTTAAAATCCATATCTAACATTAAATCTATAGTATCTTGTAATTTCATATAATTACCTCCTAATAGTTTTCTTCTTGTCTTTTATGATTTATTTCGTTTTTATGTATATATGCGTTATACATATCATCTATACTATAACCACATATTTGAAGTATTATTGTTAAAAGTATTAATACAGGTAATAAACATTCTTTTTGATTTGTTTCTACTATAGATGTTAATAATGTATCTATAACAACTATTGATTCGTTTATTATGTATTCTTTATCATAATTTTTTAGATCATCTAATGTATCTTGAAATACTTTTACTACTTGTTCGTTATTTTCATATGTAACGTCTAATTCTGCGTCTAACGCCATTGATAGAATAAAGTGAAGTACATCTACACCTTCTTCTAATATTTTATCTTTACCTTTATGTTTCTTCCAAAATTTAAATGATTCTATTTGATTTGTTAATTCAAATAGTTCTGTTTTTAATGCTATATATTTTTGCATTGTTAAATCTTTTTCCATAGGTATATCGTTTTTAGCACGTATTTCATCGTCTAATACTTTTTGTTCTTTTAACAATTCTTTGATTTGCTCATCAGTAAATGTTCTAAATTCTATCATGTTACACCTCTTTTGTTATAGTATAGTTTTGCCATTTTTTATAAACATCTATATACATTTCTTTTTTATCTCCATTATATGTACATTCATAATACATTCCATCAGGTAAAGTTGTATTTAATAATGCTTTATTGTTTTGTAAAACTTTTGTGCACCAAACCATATATACATCGTTTTTTGTTATGTATTTTTTATCTGTTTTATCTAATATTGGATTTACATAACTTACAATTTCATCTTTACACCAATTTAAAAAATCTTGTTCATTCATAATTACACCTCCTATTCAACAAACATCCAATCTTCTGCTAACATATCTGTTTGACTTGCTAGCCAAGGAACAAATTTATTATCTGCTGTTTTCATACCTATCCAAGGTGATAAAAATAAACTATCCTTATGTACTTCTCCATCTACTTTGTATTGATAAGGATTTACGTAAGCTAAATACATTCTTTTACCATTCCAACCTTGTCTACATACTTTTAATCCACGTTTTAAGTATTTTATGGCTTTACCGAAGTTAAACGTTGGAGTTCCACCTAATAAAGTACAGTTTTCATTATCAGCAATTACCCATTCATCAGATAAAACATTATCTAGAGTATATTCAACTCTTTGTGTCTCTCTTATATCTAATATAGGACCTTGTCCTTCGTCTGCATCTTGTGGTCTACAATGCATCATTATAGTCTCTTTTTCATTATCCCAACACCAATAACCTCCCCATGAAGGTAGCTTAACTTTATTTCCTTTTTTCATTTCTTCTATTGCTTTACCAAAATTCATAGTTACACCTCTTTTACTTTTATTCTAACGTCTTTTTCTGAATTGCTAATTGCTGTTAAGCCTAATCTACACGTTTCCATTACTGCACTAATACCTGCACATACAATATGGTCGTAATGATGACCTTTAACGTGTATTGTCATTTCTCCATCACTTTTAGTAATTGTTATATCTGTTCCTCTTAATTTACCACCCATATTTACTCCTTTCTTCATTGATTTGTTTCCAAGATTCCATATCTGAACCTTGACATAAACCTTCTTCTTTAAAACTACACATTTTACATTTAAAGTAATCAGGTTTTTCAGGTATAGAAAAATGTCCTCTTTTCATTTGTGAGAAAAGTTTTTGTACTGTACGTATTTGTTCGTTAACATCTTGAATATATTCTTTTTTACCTACTTTACATACAAATTTATTTCCATCTAATGATGTGAAAAGACGTTCTTTATATTCACTATTTTTATTCACATCTCCCAAATAAATTAAACGGAAAGATTTGGGCATTTTTCCATATTTTGATTCGACTGCTTTAAGATAAAGTGCAGGTTGCAAATCAGTAGTAAGTTTTTTACCACTTAATATTTTACCTGTTTTCCAGTCGATTATATGTAAATCGCCATTTTCGTCTTGTTCAAGTCTGTCATATGCGATTGTTACCTTTGGTAAGTCTTTTGCTATTGTAAAATATATACGTTCTTCAAACGATATTGGTTTTCCTAAAGTTGGATATATTTTTAAGAAATTTGTGTTACATATTTTTGATTTGTCTGTTAGTTTTTGTTCATCCTCATCAGGATAATCTTTCATTATGTCATTTATGATTTGTGTTGATTTGTTATTTAAAGTATTCAAAATAGGCTCTGTAACGCCTTTTTGAACGTTTTCATATAGTTCATGTAAATCGCTACCTAAACGTGCTAAGACGTGTTGAGAAGGCTCGTGACCGTCTATTACTTCTAATTTAAAATAGTATGGACACGATTTATAATCTTCTATATGACTTCTTCTTATCACATCAGGTAATTTTATTTTTGATTTGTCTGTACATTTTTCACATTTATAATTATTCTTTTGAGAACATTCTTCACATAAATCTATACCACATTTGCAACATATTGTTGCATTAGACCAATCTAATTTTATTCCACATTGTTTACACGTTTTCACTTGACACCTTCTTTCTATTCAACCCAACACCTTTAGCACGACATTGGGCTGAACAATATATTTTATCTTTTCTATTTTTTCTTGATTTGAAGGTAAATTCTTTTTTACATATAGGACATATTGTAGTTTTTAAAACATATTTTTGTTTACGCTTACCTATGTTGCGTGACGAACATTCTCTTGAACAAAATTTTGCTTTGTTCTTGCGGTTTGATTCGACCATGAACATTTTACCACATTCTTGACATATTACTTCGCAATTTTTAGGTCTTTTATAAACTGTATGTTTTTTTCTTTCTTTTCATCCATATTCTTGATGTAAGTGTTTTTTCACGTTATCACCCCTTATAATATAATCCCTTCTACATCCCTTACTATAATACTATCTTTACTTTTTTTACCTTTTACCAACAATACATCGTTATTATTTACTGTTTTTTTAATATCTTCATTTTCCCATAAATCAGCAAATATTAAACAACGTATTGAACCATGTTGATTTGAACCCATTAAAAATGCGAATGTTTTACCATTTTTTTGGAAACGTTCAATAACTTCTTTTTTTTCAATAACTTGAATAACTTTAGCATTTTCGGGATAATCTTTTAATTTTGTTGTATTACGATTTTCTAAAGGATGTTTAGAAAGATAAAGACCATATACTTCTTTTTCCCATGCGAGTTTTATTTTTTCATTATATTCTTGATGTGGTAATTGTACGTTATTTTTAATATCAGTTTTTTTTCTATTACGCATTGCATATTGCCAAAGTAAATGTTCTCTATCTTCATTTTCCCAATCGAATATACCACCTTTTATCATTGATTTGACTACGTTTTTCTTAATGTATTTACGCAATCCTTTATTTAACATGTCATCAAGTGATGTAATTGGTAATAAATTCTTTTTAATGTATTTTATTACATCTTCACCAACTCCTTTCATATAATTTATTGGTATTCTTATACCTTCTTTATTGCTTATAAATGTATAATTTGCTTGGTTGATATCAGGAGGTAATATTTTAATATTTTTTTGTTTACATTCTGCAATAAGATTTTCTACTGCATCTTGATTATTTATTTCTGTTGTAAGCAATGATGCGTACCAATAAGTTGGGTAGTAATGTTTTAACCATGCAGTTTTGTACGATAGGACTGCATATGAAGTTGCGTGCGACTTGTTAAAACTATAGCCTCCACTTACTGCATCTTCTATTTCTTGCCATACATATTCTGCTATTTCACGTGTATAACCATTTGCAATAGTATCTTCTATAAATTCATATTTGAGTTTTTTATCTTCTTTGATGTGTTTATTTTTTCTAACGTGTTTATCTGCATATGCTATAGACCAACCTGCAAATGTTTTACAATCAAGTAAAAATTGTTCTTGATATGTAATAAGTCCATATGTTTCTTGCATATACCATTTTCTAGGTTCTAATATCTCGTAATTAGTTGCATTAAATCTACGTTTTAAATACTCTTTAAAATCTCCTACGCCTGGGTCTTATTAAGGCGTTAAGTGCTATAAGGTCGTTAAAACAATTAGTTCTTTGTTCAACTATCATTCCTGCTTGATTTGCAAGTTGAAATACTCCTGATACATCGCCTTCTTGTAACATTTTATATACTTCTTCATCTTCATAATTTATTTCGTCAAGATCTATTTTTATTCCTTCATTTTTTTCAATCATTTTTAAACAATTATGTACTGTAGTTAAGTTAGTTAATCCAAGAACATCCATTTTGTACATTCCGATAGCCTCTATTTTATATTTATCGAATTGAACTACTGGAATACATCTATTACCGTGACTATCATTTTCGTATTTACAAGGTGTTAAGGATGTTAAATTATTATATATAACAAAACCTCCTGCATGTTTACCTTCATGCGATATAGTGTTTTCTAATCTTCGTATTGCACGTGCTATAAATTTATTCTCATTCATAAATTTTTTAAATTTTTCTGATGAGTTATATGCTTGTTCTACAGTCACATCAAGATTAGGTGGTAAGCTACCATTAATTATTGCTATTTCTTGTTGAGAATAACCAAAACAACTCATAATTTTACGAATAACATTTTTACAAGTTAATTTACCATATGTTGCAACTCTAGCAACATTATCCATTCCATGTAAATCTTGTAAATGTTTAAATACGTGTTCTTGGTCTGAAAAGTCTACATCTAAATCAGGTGTTCTTCCTCTTGCTAAGAAACGTTCAAATAGTAAGTTATGAGGTACAGGGTCTACATTAGTTATATCTATACAATAAACTACTTTAGAACCACAACCACTTCCTCTACCATCACCAACAAGCACTCCGTTTTTTCTCGCATCAGTAATATAATCTGCTACATTTATGAAATAACCTGAATAACCTGTTTCACTTATAACTTGAAGTTCTTCTAATACATCTTTTCTTATTTGAGCACGATTTGGATAAGAAGGTGGATATTTTTTTTCAAAACCTTTCCATGTCATTTCTGCAAGATAATCATCTTCTGACATACCGTTTAAATTTGGATATGTAGGTAAAAATTTACCTTTAATTATTTCTGTATTACATTTGTCTGCTATTTCTGATGTGTTAAATATTGCTTTAGCAATTTCGTATGTTTCATCTTCATTATAACCTTTAAAACTTTCTAACATTTCATTTGTTGATTTACACCAATAATCTTTTGTAGGAAATTTAAAACGATTTTCATCTTCCCATTTCTTGTTAAATTGTAATGCAAGAAGTACTTCGTGTATATCTGCATCTTCTTTAAGAACATAATGCACATCATTTGTTGCAATAAGTTTTATTCCTAATTCTTTGGATATTTTAATTAATTCTTTATTAACTTTCCATTGGTCTTGTAAATCATTGGGTTGTATTTCAAGATAAAAGTCATCGCCAAATTCAGATTGCCACTTTTGAGCCTCTGTACGCCCTTCTAAAGGGTCTTTGAGTATTAATTGAGCAATTATACCACCTATACAAGCAGATGTGTATATAACACCTTCTTTGTATTTTTTCATCATATTAAAATTAACATTAGGTTTACAATAAAAATTTGTTTTATATGCCTCTGCTTGAAGTCTATATAAATTTTGTAAACCTATTTGATTTTTTGCAAAAGCAATAAGGTGATACCCATTATCTTCTGATGTGGCTATATCGTTATGTGACATATAAAATTCACATCCTAGTATAGGTTTTATACTGTGTTTTTTACACGTTTCTTGAAATTCATAATGTCCTGCCATAGTACCATGGTCTGTTATTGCTAAGAATTTATGTCCATGTTCTTTTACTTTTTGTACTAATTCTTCTATTTTACACATTCCGTCAAGTGTAGAATATTCTGTATGGACGTGTAAATGTCCAAACATTTAATCACCTCCTTATAATAAAAAAAGTAGAGGAACATTGTCCTCTACTTGTGTATTATTTACTCGTTATCTTCTATAGGTTTTAAATTTGCACCTATATTATCTCCATCAACTATTATTGATGGGAAGTTGTTCCATACCATATCAAGTAAATAATTTTCTAATTCAACTGCTTTTTTACCTTCTGCTACTTTACGTGATGCACCGTTCATTTCAGTTATCCATAGTTCATCTACGTTTTTTCTTTTAACTCTGTTAAAACCAGTTATAAATACGTTGAAATTTTTGTTTAAGAACCATATGCCCATTTTATCACCTCTGTATATTATTTATGTATTGTTATAAGCATATTATAGCACATTATCCATTATTTTCCAAGTTAGTTATTTCTCGATTTAAATATTCTTGTATGGTTAAATTTTTATTTCTTGCTTTTTTATGGATATTTTTATAGCTTATTTTATATTTTTTACAACAATCTTTTAAACACATTTCTTCGTTATTTATTTTTATTATTACATTGTTTCTTTTATTTCTTGCTTGTACGTTATGTGTTACCCATCTGCAATTATTTGGTTCATAATTTCCATTTACATCTATTCTATCTAATGTTAAATCTTCTGAATATCCATTTTTTAAAGCCCAATTTTTAAATACAAAAAATGTATTCCAATCTTCACATACTTTTATACCTTTTTCACCATAATAACAATAACTTGTTGAATTAGCATTGTTGCATCTTGCTTTCATATTTTCCCATATTCTATATAATCTAGTTCCTTTATTTTTTCTACATTCAGGGGCATTTTGAATTTCTATTTTTATGTGTATTCCAAATTTCAAATTCATTTTTACATATTGGACATATAGTTTTTATTTTTTTATTCATTTAACTCACCTTTTAATCTTTTTATTTCTCTGTCTAAATACCACGCACCTTTCTTTAAATCTTCAATGGTTTTATTTTTGTCTTTTTTACCTGCACGAGATACGTATTTAACTACATTTCCTAGGTTGAAGTTTAATCCTTTATCTTCAATATAATCTATAACTTCTATCTTTGTATCTGTATAGTGTAATGGGTGATTAACTGGGTCATTTGTTTTTAAATTTTGTAATATAGCTTTTTCCCAATTTTCACATACATCATATAATGTTTTTGAGAAACCTGTTAATTTACAATAATTAGATTTGTAATTA